ACATGATTTGCGACTCAAGGCTCATGACTGGTTGTAAGCCATAGTCAGCCCCAGTTGTTTCCACCATTGGTGAGCAACCGTAGAGTATCAAACCTGGGCGCACCCAATCAAAATGAGCACTCTTAGCCTCCAATATTCCAGCAGAGTTAGCCATCGATCGCTCTAAGATTAAATGTTTCGTGCTTTTCAAGAAAGTGTCTAGCTGTTGGGTAGTGAAGCTATCCTTAGGATCATCCGCACTGGCGAAGTGCGACATTAACCGAATAGGCTTATTGATACACTCAACTTTAGTTAAATCTTTTTCAATCTGGGGTAACTCTTCGACCTTAAATCCAAGACGGTTCATACCTGAATCGATTTTAAGCCAGATGTTTAATTTTTTATTGGTTTTAAGTCTCTGTAAGGCTTCAATTTGTGGGCTGTGATGCACCACTAAATGTAAATCATTGTCGACTATTTTAGGCAGCTCTCTTTCTTCAAAGAAGCCCTCAAGTAATAAAATAGGTTGTTTAATTCCGGCGTCACGAAGGGTGTAAGCTTCAAGCGGAGTTGCTACAGCGAACATTTCAGCATCAGGCAGTGCTGTTGCGATATGCGCCAAGCCATGTCCGTATGCATCCGCTTTAACCACTGCAATAACGCGGCTTCCGGACGCTATCTCTTGAATAGTATTAAAGTTATGGCGTAGAGCATCGAGATCGATAATAGCCTTAGTCGGACGCATAGAGCCTCAGTGTTGATCTTGGCTAGGCTTAATAGCCTTCGCCCATGGCTTCATAATCATTATGCGCCAAATTGTCGAAGCGAGAATATTGGCCTTGGAAACTGAGTTCGACCGAGCCAATAGGACCGTTACGTTGTTTGCCGATTTTGATTTCGGCAATACCTTTACGCTCGGTTTCAGGATGATATACCTCGTCGCGGTAAATAAATAGAATCAAATCCGCATCCTGCTCAATCGCACCTGATTCACGCAAATCTGACATCACTGGGCGACGATCACTACGCTGCTCTAGGGAGCGGTTAAGCTGTGATAGTGCAATCACGGGAACTTCGAGCTCTTTGGCCAAAGCTTTCAAAGAGCGAGAAATCTCACTCACCTCTAAGGTACGGTTATCGCTCATGCCCGGAACCTGCATCAGCTGCAAATAATCCACCATGATCAAAGCCACGCCACCATGCTCACGTGCTACGCGTCGTGCACGAGAACGCATTTCAGCGGGCGATAAGCCTGCCGTATCATCAATCAATAGCTTTGTGTGGTTTTTAAGCTGCAAAACGCCACTGTTAAACTTATCCCAGTCCTCTTTCGACTGAATTTGTCCGCCACGAATTTTATTCTGCTCAAGACGGCCCAACGACGAAATCGAACGCATAATAATAGATTCGCTCGGCATCTCAAGACTAAATACTAACACTGGTAAATCGCTGGCTAACGCCGCGTTTTCCACAATATTCATCGCAAACGTGGTTTTACCCATCGACGGACGTGCCGCGATAATCACCAAGTCGGCTTTCTGTAACCCCGATGTCATATTGTCTAAATCCGTAAAGCCGGTCGACAAACCAGTGACACCACCTTTCGTCTTTTGGATCTGCTCAATACGCTCAATGGTCGACTTTAGAATATCTTCAACTTTACTCGGACCTTCGCCGCTGGTTTCACGAGACTCCGCAATAGCAAAGACCTTTCGCTCAGCTAAATCTAATAGTTCAGCCAAGCCGCGACCCTGCGGGTTGAAACTCGCATCAGCGATTTCGTTCGAGGCCGAAATAAGCTGTCGCATGATCGCTTTTTCACGGACGATCTCAGCGTAAGCTCGGATGTTAGCAACCGTTGGCGTGTTCTGAGCGAGCTCACCTAAATATGCTAACCCAATATCCGCCTCACCAAGTTGCTCAAGGTGCTCGGAAAGAGTAATCACATCCATCGGCTTGGCCATATTAGCCAATTCAGCCATCGCCTTGAAAATCTCACGGTGATTTTTAACATAAAAGTCCGTCGACAGAAGGATTTCTTCTACCTTTTCCCACTGATCATTGTCGATCATAACTCCACCAAGCACTGATTGCTCAGCCTCGATCGAATGCGGAGGAACTTTTAAGTCTTTGATTCTATTGTCAGATTGTTGTGCTGATAGCATGGTTTGCTTCTATTATTAAAATGGACGGTCAATCAATACAAAGTAAGCCAATGAGCC